CTCCCCAACTTTTATCATCATCTCCTTTTTTATCATTATATCTACCTTCAGCACCACTAGCAGGATCGTTTATAAGATCACCTTCTTGGAAGGTTGGGTGAGTACCTCTTTTGAAGTAATGTATTATTTCTTCTATTGTTTGACCTTCTTGTTGATTTCTCGCAAACATTTTAAAGTTAAAATTATGCGATCTAAATGACATATTACTGAATATTTGTTCACTGTATGGGTTAAATATTCTTCCTTTAGTTAATGCTTGCAATTCGTTAGCACCTATGTTTCCTGCTAAACCTAATGCACCACTAATACCAGTAGCTGCACCTGCAACTGCACTGTTTAGAAATTCTGGAGAAGCACCTGCAGCTGCTGCTTGAAGAGCATCAGTAAGTTTATCCATATCACTAAATGCTTCAGTTCCACCTGCTGCACCTAGCATTGCACCACCAATACCAAGATCTACTTTTCTATATGATGCATTATATGAAGTCTGTACATTTGGTGGCATATTAATATAAACTGCATCAGGACCACCTACATATATCTTTTGAGCATTAGTCTGACCTAATGTTTCTGAAGAAAATGATGTACCCTCATCAAATTTCATAAAGTATTGACGGAAACGTACATAGTCAATAGCCTCTGTTCCACCCCAAGAATCTGGGTTATCATTACTTCCTGGAACAGGAGCTTGTAGTGGATATCTGTATACTGTCAATTTCTTGCCTAAATATAACGTGACCTCTTTATATTTATGCGTTATAAGCAGGGAAAGTACTTTCCTAGTAAACCTCGGAAGTACAAAGGCAATTATCGAAATATAACATACCGTTCAGGCTGGGAACTCAAATTTATGAGATTTTGTGATAGTAATTCCAGTATTACTGAATGGGGGAGTGAAGAAGTTAAGATTCCTTATATTTCACCTGTTGATAATAAATGGCATACTTATTACCCAGATTTTTATTTAAAAACTAACGGTAAAAAGTATATAGTTGAAGTTAAACCCTTTAAACAGACAAAAGAACCTAAAAAACAAAGAAAGGCGACTAAAGGATATATTACTGAGGTTTTGACTTGGGGAGTAAACCAAGCAAAGTGGAAATATGCTACAGAGTATTGCAAGGATCATAATATGGAATTTATGTTAATCACTGAGAAGGAGCTTAAACCGTAATGTCATGGCCTACCACAAGCACTGATACATCTACTGGTGCTATTAGACGACACCAACAAAGTGGGTATAATTCAGTTCCTCAAGAGGAATCTGCACAATATCCCTCTTTACAGGAGTTTATGTCCTTTTCTTTAAAGGATAGAGATTATACACCAAGTTTTACTAACTTATTTTCCTTTCATATTGCAACACCACCTATTTTAAAGAATAGGATTGGAATTACTGTTGGTCATGATAATACTTTGGGACAAAGAGGGTCTAATTTAGTATCTGATTTAGGAAAACTTAAAAATTCTCTTAATTATTATTGTCAAACAGTTACTGTACCTAGTAAACAGACTACAACTGGTGGAATTGTTAATGTTGGATCTGCATACAAATATGCCACAGGTACTGCATATAGTCAGATAAGTGCAACGTTTATTATACCTAGAAATCAACATTCAAGGAATTTCTTTGAGAGATGGATGGATTTAACCTCAAGAGATTCAAATCAATATAGTGAATATTATGATTTTTATGTTTCTCCTAGAGTATCGATTTATAAATGGGAAAGGAGACCAGGAGCAGCAATTTCAGGAAGTAATTTAGCAGAAATTGCTGATGGCACTGATTTATCCCAAATAAGCGATTTAAATGCAAAGTATGATATAACAGGTAAATGGGAATTGTGGAATGCATTTCCATATAACCTTGGATCTGTTCAACTTAATAATGATAGAGCTAGGTTAATGACTCTAACAATTGGATTTTATTATGAGAGATATAGATTCTTTCCTAAAGATGCTTGGTTTGTTGATGAAGTTGGTCCTATGAAAGATATTGCAATTCCTAGAGATAATCAAGTTGATGCTACTAGAGATGCTAAAAGACTACAACATTTAGTTAAAGCTACTACATCTCAAATAGTTATAGGGTAGGCATATAAATAATTTTACTGAATTGAACTTTATATGGCATTACCTAAGTTAAATGTACCTAAGTACAAATTGAAACTACCGTCAGATGGTAGAACTGTGAATTTTAGACCATTCCTTGTTAAAGAGGAGAAATTACTTCTTTTGGCAACTGAAACAGGTAATCAGGCTGATATAGTAACTGCGATTAAAACTATTATCACGGAATGTACAGATATACATGATGTTGAAGAATTACCTACTTTTGATATCGAGTTTGTATTCCTACAAATTCGTACCAAGTCAGTTGGTGAAGCTGTTGATGTATCTGTTATCTGTCCTGATGATAATGAAACTGAAGTGGAGGTTAAGATTCCTTTAGCCGAAATTAAAGTCATTAAAACAAAGGGACATAAGACTGATATTAAATTAAGTCCAGAGATCATTTTAACTATGGGTTATCCTAGTTTGGATAGTTTTGTTGAAATGAATTTTACTGGAGATGCTACACCTGGTGTTGATCAGATTTTTTCAATGGCTGCAGGATGTGTTAAGCAAATTTCAGATGCCGAAGAGGTATATGAAGCTTCTGATACTCCTAGAGAAGAATTGATTGAATTCTTTGATCAATTGAGTAGTAAACAATTTATGATGATTCAAGACTTTTTTGAAACTATGCCTAAGTTATCTCATACTGTTAAGGTAACTAATCCTAAGACTAAAGTTGAGAGTGATGTTGTACTCGAAGGATTGGCAGCTTTTTTCGGATAGCTCTTCTCCACCAAAGTTTGCAGAGTTATTATGAAGTCAATTTTTCGTTAATGCACCACCATAAGTGGCCAATTGAATTTATTGATAATTTAATACCGTTTGAAAAGGAGATCTATATGAATCTCTTGGTGGCATTTTTAAAGGAAGAAGAGCGAAGAATGAAAGCTCAACAAGCAGCTGAAGCACGTGGAGGTTAATGGCTAAACTCTCGACTTACAAGTTTATTAATCCTGGAAGTTCGGGGAAAACCAGTCCAGCAATTCGTGCTGTCAGAAAAGGTATATTAGCTAAGAATAGAATAGGATCTACACTATCGGGTCTTAGTTTAGTTGTTGCTGATATGCGAGATATTGCATGGGCTAATGTTAAGCTTGATGTAATAGAAGCAAAGTTATTAAGAAGGAAGGCACAAAGGCAAGCAGACCAAGATGCTGAAGATAAGACAGAAAATAATAAGATAGTTGGTAGGAAGTTAACAACTAAGAGGAAACCGACTACCAAAGAGAAGAAGAAATTTGGTGATATCTTTGGATGGATGGGGAACGTTTGGGGTCCTATTGCCAGATTTATAGTAAGTCTTCTTAAATTTTATGTTGTAAAGGATATGCTTGCCTGGGTAGGCAATCCTGCTAATAGGGAAAAATTAAAAGAGTTTGTAAGAAAGACTGTATTTGTTATTAAGAAGTTATACAACTTCGGTAAGTGGTTGATAATGGATAATATCCTTACACCAATGTCTGAGTTGCTTGGTGGTGAGGATGAAGATGGAAATAAGGTAGGATTTTTAGGACAAGTAAAGAATCTTGGTAAGGTTCTTTTTGGTTTTATTAGTTTACGGTGGCTTCTTAATCCCTTTGCTTTAATTGGGGATATTTTAGGTCTATTAGACTTTATAATGAACTGGGAGGTTCCTCGATTTAATAATCGTGGAAGATTACGAAAACCACCTAAAAAGCCTCGGAAACCTCGAAGATTACCTTGGTGGCAGAAGAATACTAAATCTTTAGATAGGATGAATAAGTCCTATAAGAGATTTATTCAAGGTACTTCAAATTTTGGTGATAGATTAAGATTAATCCGTAGAGGTCAGATAGGACTTCAGGGTTTATTTAATAAAGGTGGGTTTAAAGATGGTAAGTTAAAAGGTCAAAAGTGGAAACTAAAGAATCCTTTTAAGGATCTTAGACTTGGTGAAAAATTTTCTAATGTCACAGGTGTTGTTAGGAAAAATGCTACTAAGGTTGGTAATAATGTAAATAATTGGTTTAAAGGATTAGAACTTGGTAAAAAAGGTGGTGATGTATTAGATGGTTTAAAGTCATTACCTGGAAAGATTGGTGGTAAGATTCGAGAGATTGATGCAGGAAGGACAAAGAAAGCACTAGACGCAACAAAAGACTTTCTTGCTAATATTGGTCCTTCTGCTAGAAAGAATTTTAAAAAGTATAGAAATTTAGCAGGTAATATAGCAGGTGGTGTAGGAAGATTTACATCAAAATGGGCAAAGAGAGCTTGGAATCTTCCTGGTAATATTGAGAAAGGAATACAGAATAGGATATTAAAACCAATATGGGAATTTGTTCAACCATATGTTGATACATTTTTGAAGAAAGGGCAAGAGATTTTAGGTGCTATTAATAAGATTCCAATTATTAATAAGATAACAAAAGCACTTCAAAAGAGAGGTATAACTTGGGGTGCTATTGGTAAGAAGGGAGCACAGTGGGGTAAAAGAGCTGGAGCAGCAATACCACTTATAGGTGGATTAGTTAACTATTATTTTGCTGGACAATCATTCAAATATGGTGATAATATTGCTGGTGTCTTAGAAACGATTGCTGGTACTTTAGATATGGCTGGTGGTATCAGCACATTAACTGGTGTTGGTGCATCATGGGGTGTTCCTATGATGGTTGCTGGAACTACTATTGATGCTTATCTACTTGCTCGTATTATACCTGGAGTTGGTGAAGCAATAATGCAATGGGAACAGGATGGTGGTTTACTTAAACTTATTCCTGGTTTAGTTGAAGCAACTAATATGATTGCTAATAAATTTGGTGGTTCAAATGCTCAAGATAAGTTGAAAGAAGCCACCAAGATAATGCAGGACAAGGATCTTAAAGAAGAGAAAACAAAAACTGTCAATATACCAATGGGACTTCCAGGCCCTACTGGTTTAACATTTGGTGGTAAAGGTGGTAGTACATATGAAGATGAAGATACTAAGACTAATAAGAAACCGTGGTGGAAATTCTGGGGTGGTAAGAAAAAGACAGAAAATGCTCGTAAAAAGAATTTCGAGAAAGATGTTTTAAAATTAGGAGAAACGAAGAAGAAAGAAAATAAGCAGGGTAAGAGAGCATGGTGGGACTTCATGGGGGTCTTTACTGGTAAGAAAAACTCTGACTCAGAACCTGGTAAGTTACGTCAAGCATGGAATCCATTCAAAAAGATTTGGAATGTTATTAAAGCTCCTTTTGAAGCAGTATATGATGCAGTTGTTAAACCTATTGTTGATTTTGCTGGTAATGTTATTAACAAAGTGGGAGAAATTGCTAGTAATGTCCTGAATAGTGAGTTGGGTCAGATATTATCAGTTGCTTTACCTATTATATTTCCACAATATGCATGGATTGAAAAGGTTATAACAGGAATGAGAGCATTTAGTGCTCTGTCTCAAGGTAATCCAATGGCTGCTGTTATGAGTCTTTGGAATACTGGTGCTAATATATTCCCTGAGACATTTGCTAAATGGGAGACTGGTATAGGTAATTTCTTCTCTAATAATTTTGGAAAACCGTTTGGTAAGCTTTGGTCTAAAGGTCAGGAAATGTATGAAGGATTTATGGATAGTAAGATTGGTAAGATATCTTCTGCTTTAATACAGGGTAACTATGGTGCTGCTTTAGGTGCAGCAGTTGATGGTACTAAGTTTGGGGATCAATTGTCTGCATTTGGATCATCAGTTGAGAATATGGGATTGGGTGGAATTCTTAATTCAATTCCTGGTGTTGGTTCTGCTATACAGAATATACCAGGAATTGCAAGTGTTCCAGGAATGGGTGCATTGATTACTGGTGATTTTTCACCATCTAGTTTTATAAGTGGAATGGCAGATAAAGCTGGTATGGGTGGAGTATACAGAGCAATGATGGGTATGGCTGAGAGTGGTGATTTAGGAACAGGTCTTAGAGAATTAGCACCAGAATTAGGTGTTGATAAGAGAGTTCTTGGTGTTGTTGATAATGCTAATGAAATCTTTAGAGATGGTAAGTTTGATTCTGAATATGCATTACAGACTGCTATTGAGATGGTTGCTATTCCTATTATTATGGAGAAGATTGAGGCAGTTCCAGTCCCAGTAGATACATCCTCTGGTGTTGGTGAGCAATTGTCCTCAATGAGTGGTGTCAAAGGTTTGTTAAATAGAATGGGAGGTGCTGGCTGGTAAATGGCAATACAAAAGACTAGAAAAATTAACATGTACAAGTTTGTCGATACTGGGAAAGAATCGTCAGGCGGACCTAAGCGTGGAAAA